GGTAAAATAAGTATATTTGAAGGTTGAAGAAGCTTCAACATAATTTACGCTACTGTCAGTTGTATTAAAAACAACTTGAGATAAGTCAACCGGAAAAGCATCAACAAAAGTGATTTCATAGTTAGGCATCTTGGTGCTAGAAAGGACCATTAATGAAATATCAGAGTATATACCATCGCCTGAAGTGATTGGTTTATCTTGAATGGCTTTATATTGGTCAAAATTTTCTGGTTTACCTAGAGCAATCAACCAATTGTATATCTCTAACCAATTCTTTAGTTCTTCGTCTATCTTAAATGTTATTGTAAGATCTCCGAAGTTAACATGCTCGCCTGGAATAGGTGTTTTAACAAAAGGATTATTAGGCTGAGGCGGAGGGATAGCTATTGAAGGAATGTTTACTTTTTGTAAAAAAAAGTTAACGTGTGGGGCTTTCTTAATTTGAAACTTAAAATTAAGAGGAGAAAGAAAGTTGCGGTTTGATGGTGTATTATCTATTGCTGACATTTATCTACCTAATATAGTTCTTAAACCTTTAACAACAGCTGCTGTTTTAGTTCCTGCTTCATTAGCTTTCATTGCTTTATCAGCTAAACTTAATCTCAAATAAGGCATTCCTATCATGGTAGCATATGCAGCAACATCACCTATAGCTGATGCTTTTGGTGATTCTTTTTCTGCTTTGGCTAGTTTTTCGTATTCTTGTTTTTTTTCTTTTTCGAAAGTTGTGCCTTTACCATAACCAAGTTTATGTGCTGTGTTTTTTACAGCATAATCAATGCCTGGTCTTATGTAATCTTTGTATGTTCCGCCTGAAAGAGTGTCGGCGAAATTTAAACCTGTTGCATAAACATCATTCATAGAAGGCATCGATGGAAGGTAATCTTTCCAACCTTCGTCAAGAGTAAATTGTTTAAATGTTTTCATGACGCACCTTTTTATTACTATTTATATTAAAAAAGGGGAGCCGAAGCTCCCCTTAGTGGTTCGGTTATCCCGAAACTTATTATTACATCAAGTTATTTACAATAACACGACGGTAGTACTTGTTAGTGCTAATTACGTTAGCACGACCTGAACCCTTGTTAAGACCTTCAGCGAATGGATTTGCTACCATGCCATAACGAGTCTTAAAGCCGATCTTTGGCTGGAAGCTATTCTGGTCAACAGCACGTACCATCTGTAGAGGAACGTATGGGCAGTAGAACAAGCCAGCGTCAAAGGCAGAAGAACCCTTGTAGCCAACAGTTAGATAGTTACCACCGATTGCATATGGATCGATGTAAACACGTAGACGACCATTTAGAATACCAGCGAAGGTATTGCCAGTATCGTCAACCTGTAGATTGTTTGAGTTAAGAGCAGGAGCGTAGTCAAGAACACCAGCCATCTGTAGAGCGGAAGCAACGTCCGAAGAACAGATAACGATGTTACCCTTACCACGACGAGTCTGCTTGGCGATCTGGTTAGCTTCGCGTTCCAACTGGAACATCAAGCCTTTGAACTTTTCAACTGACCAACGACCGTTTGAGTCAGTGTCAAGATCGAACACGCCTGGAGTAGTTGTATTTTCCTGAGCACCAGCTTCAGCAGTGATGTTGATAGTACGAACAACTTCACGGTTGATTTCAGCCAAGATTTCAGAAGAAAGAATATTGGCAAGCTCAGTTTCTGCGTCTAGACCATGGATTGCCTTTAGATCCTGGGCAAGTTCCATAGTGTACTCAGCCTTTAGAGCACGAGTGTTAGCAGTTACAGTTACCTTCTCGATTGAGAAAGCCATCTGTGGGAATGCAGTGTTGGTTGCAAAGTATCCAGAAGAGTTAGCAGTGAAGTCACCAAGAGCTTCTGACTGTGCAGTAGACATACCAGCGCCAGTGTTATAAGTGTTAACAGCTGTCAATGGAGATGTGTTAGTTGCGCCTGGGATAGTACCAACAAACTTGTTACCGAAGGTGTTTGCACCAGAAGTAACAGAAGAGAAAGTAGTATCAACTTCGTTATAGAATGTTTCGCCACCAGTCTGGTTGCTATAGCGTGAACGCATAGCGAAAATAAGACCAGTTGGGCCAGTCATTGGCTGAACGCCGCAGATGTCATAGGCCATTAGGTTAGGCATAGCACGACGAACCAATGAGATAAGCACTGGGTCGAAAGTGTCAATACCACCAGCACCAGCAGTAGAGCTTGAACCGCCCATGAAGTTTACTGGAACTGTTTCGTTTAGTGTCTGATACTGGCCATGTGCAGATGATTCAACGAGAGCCTTCTCGGTGTTTTCTAGCATCATAGCAGTTACGGAACGGCGGTGCTGGTCCTTAATTGGCGAAAGAGCGTCATGGTCAAGGACTGGAGCCCACTTATTTTGGATTTCCTCAGATAGATACATTTAGTTTCTTCCTTTCTTAGAGAAATAAAATCTTGTAATTATTTATACAATATTACTTTTTAATAGTTCTTGCGATTGCCTGAACGTAACGATTAACTTGTGAATCTAGATTAACTGTTGTAGCAGTTTCGCCTTCAAATGTTTCTTCTTCAATATTTGAAGAATAATTTGTTTCGCCACCAAAATAGTTTTCCTTAATGATGGAAAGCTTCTTTGTATATGTTTCTAGATTGCCATCGAATTCGATTCCTTCAGCAAGAGCAGCAAACTTTTCCTGTTGTGTAACAGCAAGATCAGAAGCTAAATCTGAGAAAATCTTGTTTGCGGCTTCAGTTACTAACAAACCACGAAGTTCGTTGTTTTCATTGATTGTCTGATCTAGCTTTTCTTCTAGCTGTCCAACCTTTTCAGCCAAAGACTCTAGAACATCAACCTTATCTTGTGGCACAGAAATATAATGCTCAGCAAATAGGTTTCTTAGACCTTCAATAAATTCTTCCATTAATTCATTTCTCAAAGTAGACTCAATGGCTACTTCGTTTTCTTTCATCCAGTTTTCAACAGTGTAAGACAAATATGAGTCTAGCTTATTTGTTAGTTCTTCAGTGATAGAAGAAACTTCTTCGTCTAGCTTAAATTCATATTCTTCCTCTAAACGAGCTGCTTCAAGAGTAATTCTTGCATTAAGAGCAGCTTCGAATAGAGTTGAAGTCTTTTCGATGAACTCTTCAGAAAGCTCTTCGCCCTTGAAAATAGCATCCAAGTCTTCTTTCATGGCGGAAGCTGCAGATGGCTTCATGGCCACAGAAGCTCTCATCTGTTCTGAATTATCGCTAACACCATAATCCTTGTTTGGACCAAACTGAGTCATAGTAGCAACAAACTTGTTTAGGTCTTCGCCCTTCATGCCGCTCATAAGCTGCATAACAGCGTTCATAGATGCAGCCTTGCCCTTTGGAGCAATAGACTTAGCAGCTAATGTTTCTTCTTCTACAGTTTCAACATTATCAGCAACTTCTAGCTCTTCGTGGTCTAGAATTTCTTCTTTATTTGACATAAGAAAATTCTCCTTTGTGATTTTAATTATTTATATAATTTTAAATTTTTACAGCTAAAGAAGCGATATAGTCTTCTAAAATAGCCATTCTCTGTTCTTCTAGCTTTGATTTTGACATATTATGGATTTTTTTCTTGGTGTCATAAAGTTTTTGTTCTAACCAAGTACCTTTAATAGGATCATATAGCCATTCAACACCTTCCATAATACCATTAACAAAAGCGTCTGGTGCAGAAGGATCAGCAACAATATCAGCAGCTGTTGAGAGACGAAGATCGCTTTGAACGACCATAACGCCTTTTTCCTCTTTTAATGAACCCATGGCTCTTGAAGAAACTCCTAATTGACCACCGGATTCCATAATACCACGAGCAATTTTACCCATTGGGGTTTCTGTTAATTTTGCTTTACCAAGAATATTTTTACCGTCGCGCTTCAGTTCTGTGATGATGTGCGAAACACGATCAAGATTAATTGATGGACCTGATGGGTGTCCAAGCTCACCAAAAGCTCTATTATGTTTTACAACTTCAGTAACATACCTATTTACTTCTTTCTCAAGAACTTCCATAGGATACATTCTTCCATTACGATTTTTGATATCGGCTTGCAAGAAAATACCTTCAATGTAATAATCTTTACCGCCGCTTTCTTTAGCTTCGGAGATTAAATTTACTTCTTCGGTTAATTCTGTGATGAGTTTCATTTTAGTACCTGTATGCTACTGGCGATGCAAATACACCAGTTCCTTGAACTCTATTGGTTGGGCTTTTTTCGATTACTATTTCAGAATTTCCAAGAATGGTAAATGAATATAAATTAGCAGAAGAATTAACTGAAACAGTAACGTTAACAACTGCAGTTGTTGGGTTTACCAACCTCACAACTGGATTATCATAAACACTATTAGCAGTTGTTATGACAATTTCTGTATTTGAAAATTTGTAAATCATTATACTCTTCCTGTATCTCCAACGTCACCGCTTGGCATTCTGATAACTGTTTCGGCAGGAGCAGCTTGCTCTTTCATTCTTTGTAGTTTTCTTTTTTCTAAAGCAGCATGAATTTTTTCTCTTGCCTTTTCAGAAGCTGTTGCCTTAGAAGAGCGTTGATCAGCTAGGGATTCTTCTACTTTCTTAGGAGCTCCTGGTTCAGCTTTAGTGTAGTCCTTCAATTGCTTTTCAGACATACCCATCATTGAGTGAGATGCAGTTCCCTTTGGTGGCATAGTGCTTTCGCGCTTATGCTTTAACGCAATACGAGCAGCAATAGCTTGGTTTTGCGAAGTTGACATTTCCTGAAGTTTCTTGTCAGTGATTAGCTGACGACCTTCTTTTTTCTTACCATTATAACGTGGTTCTTTATCAGAAGCTGATTCATTGTCTTCTTTTGTACAAGCCTTCATACCATGTACTTCACACATCTTACCAGCTTCAGTCATGTTGCACTTGGCTTCATCAAGCTCTTCAACTTCTTCATTCATTTCTGACATTAGATAATCGTGAGCAGTTGAGATATAATCTTCAGCCTTAGTAATCTTTGACTGAACCCACTCTGGCAAATCAGTGTTAGGCTTCATCATCTTCATTAAATGTTCAGCATGACGGCAAATTGTCTTTAACTGAGTGATGGCCATATCGCCTTCGTAGCCATATTCTCTTTCGTCTTTAGCTTCAGATATTTTGAATTCTTCTTTTGTTAATCTTTTTGCAATACGGCGCTGTAATTCTGCCATACCGCTAAGTTTACCTGTTTTACTTGCAATAATTTTAGCATGTTCTGGATCATCTCTAAGGCGTTTTTTCATAGGACGAGGATCTCCAGTTCCTTCTGGACCAGTTCCTTTAAAAGCTTTCTTAAACTTTTTCATACCTAATCCAGCTTCATCAAGCTCTTCAGCTTCCTCTTTAACAGAAGCGACCTGCTGAGTTTTGTTATAAACTTTTACATCTTTTGGCTTTGGCTCGTGACCATGACGTTCCATCTTTGCCTTTTTAGTAGAACCTTTGTACACATCATCGCCGTTACCAACACGATCAGCATGCTTCTCAACAGAATGCATAGCAACGAAATCTCTTGAATCTTTCATCTTATCTGCATAATCAACCCCAGGAATATTTCCTGTGGTTAAGGCTACAGTAGTCGACTTTTTGACACCTTTAAGAATGTCGCTCAAGTTATTCGGCATCTTCTTGTCCCTCTATATTTGAATCTTCTTCTGTTTCGGCGTCATCATATTCAGGTTCCGATTCAGGTTCATAGCCGTACATTTGTTGTGCAATATCAATTTTTTTCTGTTCAACAGCGCCACGAATTCTATCAACAATCAAATCATTAAATGCTGCTTCGAAATCCAAAGGTTTCTGTTCAATTGCAGAAACAACTAAATCTGTTAACTCATATTTATTATCGTTATCCATTTATGTCACCTTTATTACTGTACTGCACCCAAACGCTGAACTATATCTGGATTTTTAGCTACTAATTGAACGGCAGCTTTATAAGCAGATTGTTCTTGTGTTGTTCTGTTTTGTACGCCTTTTTGTTTCATCTGGTCAATAGTTACCATTGCCTGACGAACTTGTTCAAGCTTGTCTCTTGATTCGTCGTCCATTGGTTCTTGATCAGATTGTGGCTGTTGAGCCTGTTGCTCTTGCTGAATCATTTGTTCGTTTTGCATAACCAAAGGATTCAACCAACGAGGATCGCCTGATTGATTTTCCGCATTGATATACGCATCTTGTTTCTCAATATCATCGTCAGACTGCTGCATAACATTTTTACGAATCCATGAGTGAGAAACGTACTTACCTGCCATATCCTGCATGTCACGAGCTTGACTGATTCTATTCTGTAAAATTTCAGCATTTTTAAGTTCAGCAAAATAATTATCCTTAGCAAAATCAAAGTTGATTTGATTTTGTAGAAAATGCCAATCTTCAACAGTTATAATGCCTTTAAGAATTAGCTGCTTCTCTAGCATCTTCAAGAATAGGTGAGAGAATCTCGACCTTAAACGAGTGATAAAACGTTCGAACTTTAATTCGTCGCGAGTAATTTCAGTGGCGCGACCAATAGAAAATAGAGCATCAGAGTTCAAACGACTAACTGGAACGTTTAATGTTTGTAAAAATTTCTTTTGGAAATATAGAACGTCGTCCATCTGTCCTAAGTTTTGACCGCCTGGAAGTGTAGTAACTTCTGTACCACGTCCACCTTCACGACGAGGTAGCCAGTAATCTTCCAACATAGTCATGAACTTGCGATCGTCTCTTACTTGACCAGTAGCAGCATCGTAAATTAAACGGTTCTTGTGCTTAACCATAATTTCACGAACGTACTGTTCAGCCTTCATTTTTGGTAAGTTGCCAACGTCGATATACCAAATTCTACGCTCAGGTGCACGTGCAAGACGATAGATAACCAAAGCATCTTCAAGAGTGCTTAATTGGTTTAAAGCTTTAATTGCTTTGTGTAGATAAGAAAGAACCATTGTACCTTGGTTGTCAGTTAATCCAGATACAACGTGAATAATAGAATCTTTAGAAATCTTTAAACCTGTGGTATTAGGTCCAACAGTTTTGTTTCCGTAATTGAAACCTTTGTCATTGAAAATATAATACTCATTGACAACTTTTGTTACAGCAATTTCAGTAGTAGCTTGTGCTGCTCTTTTTTTCTGTACTTCGCGAACTTTACGAATTTTACGAGGGTCAACGTATCTTAATTCTTTGATACCTTC